TAATGCTTCACTATTATCAATAGCCGATTTCAATGCTGCTACTACAACCTGTCTAACTGCTTTTCTGCCTAGGAATGGTGAACCATCACTTCTGTTACCACTTACTGTTACCCATGCATCCTTTTCATTTGGAAGTGTTGGATAAAGTGTAGTATCTGAAAAGTTAGTTCTTGAGAAATAATTACTTCTATACTGTTTTACACTTAGACTACTACGTCTTGTATTAAACAATAAAGTACCTCTAGCAAAAAGTGTAGGATCTGGAACATCTAAATCTACAACACTAAGACTCTGTAATGCAACTATTGTAGGAATAGTTCCTGTTACTATATCAGTAGTTGTGTCTGACATAAATCTTGCATCTGCAAAAAGTATACCGTTCTCAGTCAATTGGTCTGTGTTATCAATTAATACCCAAACATTTTCACTGGCTGCGTTTACTTGATATCTATAAACTTTAGGATAATTTTCTAAATCACTAGTATCAATCCACAAATCTCCTGTTACCAATGCAGTTAAATCAGTTTGTACAGTTGGTTCAGTTACACTCATAATTGGGCCTAACGGATCTGTGTTTGATAAGTTAAATCCTCTAGCATCACTGGTTACCGTCTTATAACCTTTCCAAGTACCGCCATTTTGTATCAGTATGTCTGCTTCTGTTCCGCCATGAAACCAATTTCTATTGTTTACTGGATCTGCGTCTGGAGCATTTATACTTGCAGTATAAGTTGGAGCAACCCAGTTACTTAAAATTAAGTCACTGCTATTACCTGCTCTAACTTGTCCAGTTGTAATTGCAACTACAATACCTGCAGTTGTTAATGGAGTACCGCTTGTATTTTTTAATATAATCACTCCACCTAGTGTGTGTTTAATTTTTATAGCACCTGTACTAAGTATTTCTGCACTAACGTTTGCTACATTCGCAGCATTAATATCACTTGCTAGTGTAGTTAATGTAGTGCCACTTAGTACAACTGTTACAGCACTAGATAATGTTGTACTATTTGCTATACTTGCTTGAATAGTAAATGTATTACTAGCAGTCAAACTTGCAGTTGTAACATTACCAGTGACTTCTAAGTCTCCAATAGCAAACCTTCTAAACAGTTTATAAGTTATTGTATCATTTTCAGACACATCAAATTGTGCATAGTATGTACCTACTGCTATATTCTCTCCACCGAGTACATCATAGTTCTTAAGAGCAGTGACATCGTTCTCATAAAGAGGAACACTTACACTGTCGAACGTTGCAGTTGTTGAATTAAAAACACTTACATCTAGTAATGCACCAGTGTTGGTTGCAGTTGTCTTTTGCCAAATACTTCCTGATGGACGAGGTGTTGTGTCTGTTGATTTAAATTCTGGAACACTATATGTTGCACTCTGTTGTATTAATGGTCTTGCGAATGTACCAGCAGTTAAACCTGCTGCTGTAAGTATTGAGCCTGTTGCATTTGCAAGAATAATTTTACCATCAGCAACAGATCCGTTAGACTCTGCTAAACTAGTTGCATAAATTTCTATTTTACCGTCTACTGCGGCAGCAGTTACACCATCTATTGAGGCGTTGTTAATGCTTGATGCTAGGTTAGCACTACTTGTTCCACTTAATGTAACAGTTGTGCCGTTAATTACTATTGAATTACCATTAACTAATGTAGGATTTGCGATTGTTCCAGTGATTGTTGGATGTGCAATTTGCCATGCACTTGATCCTACTAGTACCCATGCATTACTTCTGTTTTTGTAGTAAAGTGGATTGGATATGTTAGTTGCAACAATAGCATAGTCGCCGATAGCACCGATTGATGTTAACGGAACACCGCTTGAAAGATCAGTTGTTGCTGTAATTACTGTTGGTATTTTATTTGTAAATGTTCCTGCAGTTAAGTTCCATTCAAATATACCCCAACGAGTATCAGTGCCTACATCAAACCATACTGTTCCGTTTACCGGATTTCCTGTTGGTCTACTAGCACTAGAAGTTAATGTTGCTAAATCTACATCTGCTCTTGTAACGTATGCTCTGTTACTCGATCCAAGTAAACTGTATGCAGCCATTAAGCCGAATTCGTTAATTTCATGTCCATTGATAGGAGTTCCACTTGCAGTTTGGTAAAATAATGGATTACCAAATGTTGAAGTAAGTTCTCGTTGACTACCAATTAAGTATGTGCTTCCTGCATTTGCGGAAGTTGTTCCTGCCGCAGTTCCTGTTCCGGTTCCGCTTGTCTTGTCTTGGGCTGTTGCTACTATTATTGATGGTATCGTTCCTGTTGCACTTGCAACATAGTTGGATTCATCAATGACTGTAACTTCTACGCCGGGTGATACTAGTGCCATATTATTCCTCATCCTTTAAAGTAAAGATATTATTATAATATATTTATCCAATAGTTAATAAAACCACCTAAAAACTACATGCCCTTTAAAGGTTCGTTAAATAAATACATGTATGAGACCGTTATGTTATATATGCAATATCACTCCTGTTGCCGTAAATTATCATCGAGGGGATAAAATTTATTACAGAAAACTATGTGATAAATGTGGAAGAAAGAAAAAGAAAGTTTCTTTGCATAAATCTTCTAGATGGGAGTTAGCAGGTTACAAAAAAAAGAAAACATGTGAACATTGTGATATTAAACCACCTATGCTAGAACAACTAGTGGTATTTTATATTGATTCGAATCGACAGAATATAAGTGTTAGCAATTTAAAGACAGTCTGTTTAAACTGTAATTTTGAGTTGTCTAAGACTGGGTGGCTACAAGGAGATCTGTTAGAAGATCATTGACAACGTTTTGTAATTCGTCAACAGTTCCGTTGTTGGTTATTAAATAGTCGGGAGTGGTTCCTGCCCAACTGTATTCACTAGAATGTATATCAGGAAATAAAACTGGCATTTGTTCAGCATCAGTAACTGCTAAGTTCCACCATTCGGGATCCTCATCTCGTTTAACACGAACAATCTTTCCTCCGAGTCTGCGTATCATTTGTACTTCGTTCGGAAACCTTGCGTCTGTTATTACTATATTATGTGTTGCATCTTTAATACGATTTTCCATAGTTAGTATCCAAATGTCTTGATGCCAATGGTTTCTGAATACTTCTGTTCCTATTAATTGTAGTGCTAGTCTGGGAGTAAAGTTAGGAATACCTAGTCTCTCTCCCCACCATTTATCCTCTGCTTCACGCCATATTCTGCTTTGGTCAGTAATGCCTTCTACTAATTCTCTATCCCAATTGAATATTTTAGCAGTAGCATCTTTAAGACTCGAGGCAAAACTTTCGTGCTTAAAGTCTTGTTCGACAAGCATATCGCCGACAGTTCCTTTACCTGAACCTATAAGTCCAACAATTCCAATAATCATTAGTTTGCCTCATATCCCAATGCATAGTCTCGCCTAGTACTAAATCTTTGCGACATTTCTGCTACTTCTTTATCTTCATAAAACCATGCCATACTATAATTTAGTTAGTTTCGTACCCTACGGCATAATTTTTATCTACAACACTTGATCTGCATTTTAAACTGCATTCAACCCATGTGTCCGTTTCCATGCCGTTAAAAAACTTTTGCCATAGATCGTGATTTAATACTTCTTCTAAGGTCAATCCGTTATTAATATTAAGAATATGTCTGTATTTTTCAAAAAAACTTTCTTTGTACACACTAACTTTATCTCCGTAGCTCATACTCTTATATGGAAAACTGGTCCAACTACATGGATGAATTGTACCTTCGGCGTTGAGATACATGCCTCTGTTACCAATTTTGCATAGCGGAACAATTCCATTTATAGGTTTGGTATGCAAATATTTTTGTAAATTTGTAGTCATGTATTGACCAATGTTCTGTATTCGATTTTTTAATTTTTGTATATGTCTTTCATATCTGTCTGTTTTACTAACAAACTCTGGTCTAGGTTCTAAAGGGTCTGATATACCATATGCATCGTTATACTTGCTACTAAATTTAGTACTCTTTGTCCATTGTATACTATCACATCCGTTTTGCATAGCCAAATCAACAATAGTTGTAGTATGGTCTTGGTTGAAAGAAAAGTATATAGCCGCCCAATTAACAAATGCTGATGATTTGTGACCCATGATCCACATACCGTCCATTATACTTTTAAAGTTGTTATTCACTCTATATAAATCGTTACTTGCTTGATCATACCCATCTACACTAAAATTAATAGTGTCATACTCGTTGCTAATTCTAGCAAACTCTTCCCACCAACTTTTAGTTTTGTAACTTCCATTTGTTATTGTATACACATGACAAGTGGGTTTAATTTGTTTGATGTAATCAACAATTTTTAAATAGTCTTTACAATATATGGAATCTCCCACATCACCACACATAGTAAAACGTTGAACGTATTCACTAATAAAGTCTAGCGGAAATGCATTTTGAAATTGTTCTAAACTAAGTTCTTTTTTCAACCAAGGTGTGTCAGGCATTTCTGTCCTAGGGCAACGGGGACATCTTAAACTGCACTTACTGCTAGGTTCGATATGCCAGTGATAAAATTGCCAACCGTATTTGTTATACATAAATTATTATTTCCTTAAGCCAAGCATACTTAATTGTAGAACTTATTGTGTCGGCAACTTGTTTTGCTTGTAATTTGTTTGCAGATATGTGTTCAATCATTGGAGTATCTACTGGTCCTGGATTAATTAGGTGCACTCTACAAAGTGAATCTTCTAATGCAATCTTACGAAACGTCTTTAAAAGATCTTGTTTATGGTCTCGGTAATCCCATGGTTCTTTATCTTTGTTACGTTCTAAACGTGGATAATCGGTTATGTAACTACCAATGTTCACAATAATTTTTTCTGTGTTTCTCCATTGATTATGCAATTTTTCAAGTAATATACTTTGATAGTTTTCATTGTAAGCATTGTTAATAAACACAGAACAATCGTTTGACACAACGTCTTGAATTATTTGATCAGGAGATTGAATATTCCAACCATTGCTTTTACTATATCCAAAAACATTTTCTTTAGAAAACATGTCTGTACATGCTTTACCTATACCGCTAGTATGTCCTGTAATTGCTATGTTAGTCATGTAGTTCCAGTAATTAATATCTTATTCATATACTACCTATAACATTATTATTGTGATTAACCAATTATGAAGGATAACGGATCAGATCCGTCAACATAATTCCTTAAGTCTTCCTCTAGTTGTTGCATTTCTGCTTGGGCTTCGGCTTTTAGAGTGTCGCCGTTCATACTTGTACCGCCTTGTGGCCCTGCGATAGTACTAAATTTACTTCTTGCTTCGCCTAATGTAAACTTAGCCAATGCTAATGAATAATCTTGTATCCAAGGTTGTGTTTGTTTATCTTGTAGTAAGTTACTTTCTGGTCGATCATTGTATACCCAAAGAATAACCTTTTCTCCGCTATCATTAAATTTTCTTAATAGTGTTATAGTTTTAGTAGCAGAATTGTATTCAAAATTAACAAACCCACCGAACATTTTAGCACTCATTTCTTGATATTGAAAGTACATTTCGTAAGTTGCTTGTCCACCTACTCTGCCTGCTTGTAACAAATAAGTGTTTACGAATGCCGCTTCAAATGGTTCAAAGTTTGTGCCTGTGTCTGACCCTCCACTACCAACACTTCGTCTAAATACTTGTCTAACGTCATTTACTTCATTGGGTAATACATACTCTTGTTGATTTTCTACAATAGTTAAAAACAAGTAACTACTCTCTACACTACTATTTGCTCGTTGTCTATACTTACGCAGAGCCTGATCAATACACATGTTGTAATGACTAGGATCTAGTTCAACATCTACCATATCTCCACCTAAACGAAAATATATGTAATCTTGTATTCCTTTTCTTAAAGTGGTTAAATCTGCCATGCTTAAAATTCCTTGTTACTGTATTTATTTAGAAACCTTAAGCAATACTGTGTCTATACTCATTCTTCCATTAAGTTTAGTTTCAACTCCGTTAATACCCGGAATAAACTTTCTCTTTTTTGCTAAACTTGCACCATTGAATTCTCTAAGTTGATCTTCTGCTTTACGCAAAGTTTTAGAGATGCTCTGTTTAGCATCGAAGAACTGCAAAGTTGTTCCTTTTACTTGTAATGTTACATGTTCTTCTGCTACATATATTCCTAGTTTACGAGTTTTAACATTGAATACCCATAACTCTGTTGCACCTATTATGTCTTCAGGTTTTATACTTGCTACCTTATACTTTGGATCTGATACACAATATTTTAGTTTTGAAACAAGTTTTGTAGAAGTTAATTGTTTAGGCTGACGAGTTTTCCTTGTTGCTTTACTTTCTTGTACAATTAAATCACATGCACTAGTGATACCTCTATAAAGTTCGTATCCTTTTTTAATCTCTGCTTTTGACAGATGTGCATACCCTTCTTTAAACTGTTCTGCTAGGTCTTTTTCTTGTTCTGTTGCATTAGCAGATAACTTTACTGGATTCATTAGTAAGTTAAATTCTTGTAAAGATCCTTGGTAAAAGTTAATAATGTGTCTGGTATGTGCTTGATTAACATTCAAGTTCTTTAGCATCTTTACCATGTCAGGATTTTTAAAACCTTTAGGATTGTCGATAAACCCATCAACAACACCTTCTATTTCTGCAATAATTTCTCCAGCGGCATCTCTGATACGTTCTTGAATATTAGGAACATATATGTTCTTTTTTGCTTCTGCTTCTTTCTTCTCTATTTCGGCAAGAGGACGACCTTTTTCAATCCATTCATTAAAATGATTAGTCATCCATTCAGTTGAACTTTCATCTGCTTCTAACCCTTGGTCAACCCACCAACAATATGCCGCGACATGTTGTCTACTAAATGTCCAGTCGGGTAACTTAGAAACTGCTCTAAAATCTTCTTTAGGTAATATCTTTTTAAGATGTGCTTTTGTTATAGTAACACATTCTTTGTTGTCTACTTCAAAATGAAAAAAGTTTGTACATTTTTTGTAACTATCTCTCGGAGACGCATTAGCACCACTCATCTTCTTTCTAGTAGTAGTTTTTTTCTTTATTAGTTTTACGCCTTTAAGGGCAGATAATTTAGTAGCCATTTTATGTTATCTCCATTGCTATACGCAAGGCTTCCATACCTTGCTCAGTACGTTGCACTTCATCTGTTTTCTCATAGATGATAGTACTTAGTATTTCATTTGCAGTTCTCCTTGTAGTAGAACACTTCATTAATACTTGAACTTGCTTTAGCATTTCTATATCGTTTGTTAAATCACTTATCATAATTTATCCTTTTCCTAACTATGTACATACTATAACACTTATACGATATCAGTCAACCTATTTTTATTTTAAATGTTTTTTAAAAACGGTTGACGTTTTGGTATTATGTGCTATTATAAAGTATAGTTAGAAACAAGCAATTAAACGGAGAGTCAAATGGCATATGTAAGTCAAGCAACAAAAGCAAAGTTAGCACCAGCAATCAAAGCAGTATTAAAAAAGTATGGTTGTAAAGGTTCTATTAGTATTAGAAATCATATGGTACTTTGTGTTAAAATAAGCAGTGGTATTTTTGAGTTTGGTAGACATGCAAATGACTTTAGACAAGTTAATGTTTATCATATCGAAACACACTATGATGGTGTAGAAAAGAAGTTCTTGTTAGAGTTGCTTGAAGCAATGAAAGGTCCAGATTGGTTTGATAAGTCAGACAGTCAAAGCGATTACTTTCATGTTAGTCACTATACTGATATAGAGTTTGGTAATGGTTTTAGCAAGCCGTATTTGCAGGAGGCAGCGTAATGGGATTACAAGGTGCAATGACAGTACTTAAAAAGGACTGTAAATTCTTAGGATTAACAATGAAAGAACTGTTAGTCTTTATTGAACGTAACCCGTATGCTCAAAATAATAGTACTATCGAAGCATATAAAGTTTATAAAAAACAGTCTCAATAGACACTTAATTAGAAAAAATTTCCTCCCCTAAAGAAAAGACTGCTTCGGCAGTCTTTTTTTATACCGATAAATAGTATAAAGAATAGGAGTAATATTTTGCCTCGACTCAGCCTCTGGAAAGATGGTGCACATACTAACGATTTTAAGTTTTTTGATAGAAATATTAAAGAACAATTTACAGTAGGAGGCACAGGAGTTCATGTTCATAAGTACTTAGGTGTTTTGGACCAAGGTCCCAGTAAGGATAAGAGTCAGCCACAATCAACAACTGATGATCCTTTAGCAATACAAGATTTCTTATTTTTAGAGAACAGAGATCGTAAATACGAAACTGACATATATAACTTACGAGGTATATACAATGTCGCTGATACGGATTTTGATTTAAGCCAGTTTGGTCTTTTTTTACAGAACGATACACTATTTGTTACTTTTCACCTATCAGATATGGATCGAATATTAGGTCGTAGATTAATGAGTGGTGACGTATTAGAAATGCCTCATTTAAAAGATTATAATAGTTTAGATACTAGTTTAGAAGTAGCACTAAAAAGATATTATGTAGTACAAGAAGGATCGAGACCTGCAGAAGGATACTCTCCAACTTGGTGGCCTCATTTATGGAGAGTAAAATGTACTCCATTAGTAGACAGTCAAGAATATAATGATATACTTAATAAGATACAACTTGATGATAACACAGGCGAAAGCACAGATAAGACACTAAGAGATCTACTTAGTACCTATACTAAAGAACTTGAGATTACTACTAAAGTAGTCGAACAAGCAGAAGTAGAAGTTCCTAAGAGCGGGTACGACACAAGTAAGTATTATGTCGTTCCTGCTGATCCAGTAACTGGTGCTCCTGAGGAGCCTAAAGGATTTACTGCTGATAGCGGTGCGGCTAATATAGGAGTTACTACAGATAATAGTTTACTTACTAGTGACAACGGTCCTATTACTGCAGCCGATAGTAATATATCTACTGCTGATAGTTTAGTTACTGCTGATACTGAAGTTGCTAGTGTTGCATTGGTTACTGCTGATGCTTCAAATATTAATGCACCTGGTACAGGAATTAGTATTGACAACACATTAATAACTGCAGATAGTGCAAGAACTACTCCTGAGAATAGTAAGGCTTATAGTGGATATCTTGTTGGAGACGGACTTGCTCCTAATGGTGAAGAAATAACAATGGGTACTAGTTTTCCTTCAGATCCTACCGAAGGAAATTATGTTTTAAGATTAGACTTTTTACCTAATAGACTTTTTAGATATAATGGGAATCGCTGGAATAAAGTAGAAGATAATTTGAGAAGTAATCCAACTCCAGGACAGAGTACAAGTCTAACATCAGGATTTATTAATAATACTGCAACCACAACTCAGGATGATAATACAGTTATTAACCAACGTCAAGCATTAAGCAAAGCACTTGAGATACAGGAAGACATTTAATGGCCCAGCAATTTTTCTATGACAATCAAGTAAGAAGGTTTCTATTACAGTTTATCCGTGCTTTTTCAAATTTCCAAGTCCAATATGGAAAGAATAGAGATGGAAATACAACTCTAGTAACGGTTCCTGTAAAATATGGGGACGCAACTAGAATGGTATCTAGTATAATTAGAGATAATAGTGAGAATAAAATTATCCCTACACCAATGATTAGTT